ACAAGTTTGTCTTTCGAGGCATGCTTACGTAATCCCCTACCAATGGACTGAACAGTCCGAATAAAGGATTTACCACCCGCAGCAAATATAATGTTGTGTATATTTTTAATGTTCACCCCTGTAGAGAAAATAGCGCTTATAGCAATGCAAATAACATTACTCTTCTTTTCCATTATTTTCTTAATTTTGTCTCGCTCCTCAACATCAACCTCACCTCGTATAAAGTAAACCTCTTTACCTGGTATACTCTGTAGGTGCTCAAGTAACGCTTCCCCGTGTTTAATATGGTTAACTAAAATAAGACTGTTATTGTCTAGTTTTTTAAGCAACTTCTGTAGAAATAAATTTCTACGTTCACTCTCATATATAAACTCTAACTCAGATCTATAACCATTCACACCTTCATACACAGGACTATACTTATAGTTTATATTGATAATTTTTATTACAACATTAGCCAAATAGTCCTCTACTCGTAACTCATAACTAGACTTTTCATATATAACTGGACCCAACTTACCAATAATTGACCACTTATCTAAATTATCCTCAGGTAACGTACCTGTAAATCCGTATTTGTTGGGTGTTATTATCTTAGATATTATCTTACTAATCTTATTACTTGATTTTATTTTGTGACACTCATCAACTATTAGTAGATCAACATACTTCATCCAATCACTTTCGTCAAAACGACTCTGGACTATACCTATATTACATATAACTACATTTGCAGTGAGGTCAGGTTTCATTTTACCCGTCCATTTAGTCAACTTAAAGGTAGTACCGCAATTCATAAACTCGTCATATGTTTGAGTAACAAGTCCTAAGTCTGGTACCAACACTATACACTTAAAAGTATCCTTATCTTTACAATTCTGAAAGTAGTTCTCTATAAGAGCGGCTGTAGTAAAGGTCTTACCTGCACCAGTTCCGAGAACACAAGTACCTCTACCTAACTTAAGAGCCTTTTTAATTACATCCTCTTGATACTCTCTCAAGTCAAATGCAAAATCTTTGTATAGTGGATTGTTATAGCCTACATTTAAGACTGACTTTAGATTATCAGTAATATTGACGTCAATATTAATTTGCTCTTGTATAAGGTATTGTCTGATTAACCAATATAGACCTAACTCACATGATCCGGTTGCTGTTATAGCGTACTTACGTCGAGGCGCGAACCTCGAGTAACGCCTAGCGAACCTAGCGGCAGTATTTTCTACAGAAAAGTTCTCTCTAATTTTTTCAAACAAAGATGTATCACTACAAGTAAACTTTAACTTACCACTCGACTTAACAATATCAAAATTAATCATAGTTGCTCCATTTTTTGTATCTCAACGATGTTTTTAATCTCGTACCCCATCTGCGACATTATTTTCTCCACCTTTTCTAAATATTCAATAATGTGATTTAAGCTGTATATTTTATCGTTTATTTCAGCAAGGCTATTATGATTTTCTGCTGCAGTCTCAGCAGTGCTGTTTGTAATTTTAACAGGGGAATCACGTATTACCTGCTTAACAATCTCTTTTTTAAGAGTTTTCTTCTTCTTTATAAGCCTATTCTTCTCAACTTTAGCTTCAATAAGTCTAGCTACCCAGTAATGCTTACGGGAAGGTAATCTCATTTGTTGATCTTTTACATTAAAGTCGTCAAGTACTAAATCCTGTCCTACCTCTTCAATGTATCTTTTTAATCGATCATCCACAAAGTTAGTATAAATATAAATATGCAAGAATCAAGAGGTAAATTTGAATCTCAGTTCTTTAAACTAATATCTGAAGATTTAGCAGAGGAGAGTATGTCTGTAGGTGGTGGAGCTCTTGGTCCAGCTGCACAAGGTGGTAAAATTTTTGATCCAGATGATCAGATTGACTCAGGTGATACATATGCGCCTGATACCGCTGTAAACCCAAAGGTGTTGGGAGGTGTTCAAACAAGAAGTGGTTCTATATCTAAGAAAAAGAAAGATAAAAAGAAACGAGGTATAGATGGTGTATTCTTAACTGGTGAAGAAGGTGAGGAAGAAGGACACTCTGAGCACGAAGAACAAAGTAATGGCTGATCTAGGACATTGGCAGGGACTGCTTACAGAAGACACCATTCCGTACGGTTTTATATATGAGATAACAAATCTCACTAATAATCGTAAGTATATTGGTAAAAAGCAGTGTCAATCAGTCCGTAAACGACCGCCTCTTAAAGGTAAGAAGAATAAGCGGCATCAAATAGTTGAAACTGATTGGAGAACTTACACTTCTTCCTCAAATGAGCTAAATAAAGATATAATTAAACTAGGAAAGGATAAATTTAAGTTCGAAATACTTATATGTTGTGATAGTAAATGGGAACTTTCATATAATGAGATGAAACTACAGGTAGAGCGTGAAGTCTTACTAAAGGATGAATACTACAATGGAATTATCAACGTTAGAATTGGAAAAAGAAGACGATAGTGTGAGAGGTTACACTTTTATTTATTTAAACCGCCTCTTAGAGTCATCTTATAAAGAATACCAGTTATATATAAACGAAAACGATCTTAAGTTAACTAAAAAGGAAAAAAAGCAATTAGGTTTTCATTTTATAGCAACTAAAATTATTGAAGTATGTTCTTATAGTGATACAAAGAAGTGGTTCTACTACAAGATCAATGAGAGTGTTGAAAATACGTTAGTAAAACAGCTATTTAACTCCTTACCGACTAATATTACATACGGTGATACTTCTTTTAAGCAGTTTTTAGATGATAGAGATTATAGTTCTTTTACTAGTAAAGATGTTTCAAAAGTAAGTTATGATAAGTTTAGCAGATTTTTACATTCTAACGGGCTCCTCAATCTAGCCAACAAATTACATATAAATTTAAATATAAAACTATCGTTACTCCCATAAATATAAACATGAGCAAATTTCTTGATCTAGTTGTTGAGAGTACACCGAGTGAAGGTAAAGGGCCATTCACAATCGAATATAAAGATGTTGATGGTAAATTAATGGCTACAGCTATTATACCAGATAACACCGGTTCTTCCTATGAGAATTTTATTCAGTTCGTTGAAATGTCTGACGGTAAGTTACATGTAGAGGATAATGAAATGTCGCTTGGTGATGCGTTAGGAGCAGTAGCTAGTATACCCGATCAAGGATTAAAAAAGAATTTAATGAGCCCTACATCTAGAGCCTTAACAGGTGCAAAGAAAAACATGGCTAAAGCTGCTAAGAATATCTCCAAAAAAATGTTAGATGCTTCAAAAACGATATGAAAACGATTAAACTAATTGAAAGCTACTATAAATTATTAGAGCAAGATGATGTAGAGGGAGTAGATGCTGAGGTAGATGCTACTGAAGTGGCAGCTGAAGTACCTGAAGAGGCTCCAGTCTTAACTACAGAAGCAGAAATATATCTTACAAAGTTAGCTGCTCTTGCATTTTCTTATTCACCTACACCAGAAGAAGAGAATTTAATTAACACCCTATCACAGGAATACGGTCAATCAGAGCCCAAACGTATCACAGATCAGATACAAGATTTGTTGCAATCCTCTAACCAGGCACTAGAAAAAGAATTAAATGAAGTATAAATCATTACAACAAGTATATGGTGAAAGTGTTCGTGGTGATGTACCTCCACGTAGACATCTTCGTGTGTTGGGAGAGGCACAAGTTGAAATTACATTCGACGATGATAATAAAAAAATAGTAGATATGTCAGATGAAGAAGCTCGTAAGCTTATAAAGCTATCTGATCAAGAAGAAAGAGGAGAAGTGAAGAAATGGGTCGAGTCCGGAGGATGGGATTCCGCGGATGCACAATTTTTATTATCTCAAAAGCTACATACTATTTACACTGATACCATACAGATGTACAATGCAGGTAAAAGAAAACAATTTTACGAACAAGTTAATGACCTTACTGAACTAAAACAAAGCGGTAAAATTAACATTTTACGTGAAGCTTTAGATGCAGATAAAGGTGTTAACATTTATAAATATTTAAA